ATCACGCCCTGTGACAAATATGTCACACTTTACGATAAAATGCAAAAATCGCTATCAAATATCAAGTTCGCCATTGACAATATGCCTTGCGCCTGATAGCATAGCTATATGATGAGAAATCAAAGAGTTTTAAAATTGAAAAAGGAAAGTTATATTATGAATTTATCTCCACGCAAAAAGTTATTTGTAGATACTGCCACCGAAATGTTTGGTGTTGGTGCAATTCTTACAAATATGCAAGTTAAAGAAGCATCTGCAAAAGCTGGTGTTCCTAAAGCTGGTTGGTTTAAGAAATCTTGTAAAGTGGGTTATAATAAGTTTGAGCTTCCTAGTGAGAACGCTCCAGTTGTTGCTCCTGTTTCTACAGAGGATACTTCTGAAAATACTGTCATGAATTTGGTTGCGACTAATATGGAAAAACAAGATTTAGTTCCATCAGTCTTTGAGGGATTTGTTCCTTGGGGAAACTATGGTAATCTTAAAAAGATTATCAAGTCTGGAATGTTTTATCCTGTTTTTGTTACTGGTCTTTCTGGTAATGGTAAGACTCTTATGATTGAACAGTTACACGCTGAATTGAAAAAAGAGTTGATCCGTATCAATATCACAATCGAAACTGATGAGGATGATTTACTTGGTGGTTTCCGTTTGGTTGCTGGTGAAACTAAGTTCGTTCCTGGCCCTGTTATTGAGGCGATGGAACGTGGTTGTACTTTGTTACTAGATGAGTGTGACTTAGGTTCAAACAAGTTACTTGCATTACAGCCTGTCCTTGAAGGTAAAGGTGTGTTCTTGAAAAAGATCAACAAGTGGATTTCTGCAAAAGAAGGTTTCAACGTAATGGCGACTGCCAATACTAAAGGTAAAGGTTCAGAAGATGGACGTTTTATCGGAACCAACATTCTGAATGAAGCGTTCCTTGAAAGGTTTGCGATTACTATTGAACAACCTTATCCTGCTGCCGTAACTGAGAAAAAGATTGTTCTTGGTTCTATGAAAAAGTATGGTGCTGTTGATAAAGAGTTTGCAGATAACTTAGTCACTTGGGCTGAAGTTATTCGTAAGACTTTCTTTGATGGTGGAGTTGATGAAGTTATCTCTACTCGCCGACTAGATCACATCGTGAAAGCGTTTGCAATCTTTGGTGACAAGTTACAGTCTATCGAATTGTGTGTTGCACGTTTTGATGAAGATACCAAAATGTCTTTCATGGATACTAAGATTGATGCTGGAATCAGTATTGAAGAAGAAGAAGAAGAAGATTCTTTGATAGAAGATACTTCTGAGGAAGATGATGAAAGTCCGTTCTAAATAAAAAAAACAAAAGGGGATTGACTTTTACTACTCAATCCCTTATATATAGTATATACTAGGCAATTCATAAGTCCTAGAAATACAGAGTTTTAGTAAGTTTTTACTGTTCGGTCAGGGCTCTTAGAGACAGACCAAAAAACTTACATTTAACTGTAGAATGCCGTAAAGGGTTCTACCCATAATCTTGCTTAAAAGGAGATAACTAATGGTTACAAATAAAGCACTAAGTCTATTTGACAATTTCAATCAACTAACACCCTATGCTGTAGGTTACGATAAAATGTTTGAACATCTAAACAGTTATGTTTCAAACAATGTAACGTCTACAGGGTTTCCACCATATAACATATCTAAAGGAGGTGACTTAACTTATGTCATTGAGATGGCCTTGGCTGGATTCTCTAAAAAGGATATTGAAATTGAAGTAGCAGATGGTACACTTACTATTCGTTCAACAAAAGAGAATGAAGAAAGTGAAGAAACATTACATCGTGGTATTTCTTATCGTAAGTTCAATCGAAAATTTACTCTTGCAGATGACATTGTTGTGAATGAAGCTTCTCTTGAAAATGGTATGCTCAGGATTGATCTTGAACGTATTGTTCCAGAGGAAAAGAAGCCGCGTATAATTAAGGTTAATTAATATGAATTTTATTATAATAACCCTAATAATCCCTCTTTGACCCTGTGGGGTCATATAGGAAAATAAAATGGAAAAGGGACTTTACTTTTAGTCCCTTTTCCTATATTATGATAATATAATGAAGGAGATATTATGAGCGAAGAAAATACAGTACAACCATTGCTGGGTATAGATAGTGATGGTAAAATGCAAATGACTGTTGACCCAGTAATTAATCATTTTGTTGCTAAAATTAAATTTGATAAGTCTGTCGTAGACCAACTTAATAAAGAGATTGATGAAGTATCAATTACTAATTCTAATTCAAATCAGAGTAAACTTGTCGGTCAGTTTAGACAAGACAAAAGATCAGCTCAACTTGAAATGGATTTAACTACATCAGTTGGTTCTCAATTCAAAACAATTTTAAATTCTGCTGGAACATCATATTTAAATAGTGGTTACAAGAAACAATCTTATGCAGATTGTTATACTGTTTGGAGTAATCATTGTTATGGTGGTGATTATAATCCACTACACGAACATAGTACACCAACATATGCTGGTTTGTCTGGTTTTATGTGGTTAAAATTACCAGACGAAATGTTAGAACGTCAACTAAATCGTGGCAAGCATAAAGTAAATTTCAATACAACTGAAGGTCAATATGATGGTTGGAATCATATACTCTGGGGTTTAGGTTCTAGATCAGATTTGTATAGATTAAAAATGCCAGCTGAAGAATATGTACAGCCTGAAATTGGTACTATGTGGATTTTTCCTAAATGGTTGCATCATCAAGTTATGCCATTTTATGGTAATGGTGAACGCCGTTCTCTTGGTATGAATTGGAATGTTATTGAGTCTCAGAGTGAATTAGAAAAAATGATGACTCCAGCAGAGTACTCTAGTTTTGTTGAGATGATTCCTAAAGATTTTAATAGAGCTGAAATTTATTCTGGCGTTTTTGGTGGAATTACAATTTATGTGAAGTTAGATGATGACTGATTTTATTCACACTATGCAAATGCTTGATACAACTCTTTGTGATGATTTAGTTGATTATTATCATAATAGTAGTGAGTATAAGCAAAAAGGTATGGTTAGTGGAGGGCTAAAACCTGACTCTAAGACATCTACAGACGTTACAATTTATCCTAACTCTTCAAATGAATCTGTAGTAACTTATATGACATTTATAAATCAATGCCTAGGAAGTTATAAAGAAACATTTGATGCTTTTATGTATCCAGTTGGTTTTGCAGAAGGTTGTAATATTCAATATTATGAACCAGGCGAAGGATTTCCTAAGTGGCATTGTGAAAGAGGTATGCATCAATCTAATCAGAGAGCATTAGCTTTCATGACATACTTAAATGATGTGACAGATGGTGGTGAAACAGAATGGTTGTATCAAGAAAGAAAAATTGAACCTAAGAAGGGACTAACTGTTATCTGGCCTACTGATTTTACACATACACATAGAGGTATAATATCCCCAACACAAACTAAAATTATTATTACTGGTTGGTTTAATTATGTAGATGTTGTTGGCGCACATAATTATTATACTACTGAGTATGCAAAAGTTATTACTCAAATGAAAGACAATCCAGATATGAAAGTTAGTCTTAATCTAGAGGATAAACTAAATGGAGAAAAACAATAACTAAAATAGACTACAAATATAATGAAGACAAAGCTTTGTCTGAATTGAAAGAATACATCGACTCAACTTATGATGAACACTATAGCACGAACCAGTTTCAGGCTACAGAGTTCATTATAGACGGTGGACATGGTGAAGGTTTCTGTATCGGTAACATCATGAAATACGCACAACGATATGGAAAAAAAGATGGTTATAATAAAAGGGACTTGCTAAAAGTAATTCACTATGGTATTATAGCTTTACATAATCACGATACAATGGAGAAAGTGAAAAATGAAACTAAGTAATCAAACAATAAATGTGTTGAAGAATTTCTCAACCATAAACCAAAACCTTGTAATTAAGGAAGGTAGTGATATTGCTACCATGTCAGCAATGAAGAACATTGTTGCTAAAGCAAAGGTAGAGGAATCCTTTACAAAAGAATTTGCAATATATGATCTCAATGAATTTCTTTCTGCACTATCTTTATTTGGAACTCCAGATTTAGATTTCCAAAATGATTTTGTTGTTATCACAGAAGAAGGTTCTTCTAAATCTTTAAAGTATTGGTACTCTGACCCATCTGTAGTCACTACACCAAACAAAGATATTACTATGCCATCAAATGAAGTTAAGTTTGATTTCTCTAGTGATACTCTTGCAGAAATAACAAGAGCTGCATCCGTTATTGGAGCTCCTGATATGGTTCTTGAAAATGGTAAACTTAGAGTTACTGATAAAAAGAATACAACTGCAAATGATTATGCAACTGAATTAGATGTACCAGACAGTGATGTAAAATATAAATTCTGGTTCAAGGTTGAAAATCTAAAACTAATTCCTGGCTCTTATGGGGTTGAAGTTTCTTCAAAAAATATTAGTAAATTTAGTAATACTAATATTGATATAGAGTATTTTATTGCTCTGGAACCAGAATCTTCTTATGCCGCTTAAAGTTAGGAAACTATATTATGGAAAATTTTTTGTGGGTCGAGGAATATCGTCCCAAGGATGTAGGCTCGTGCATACTTCCTAAAAATCTAAAAGACACTTTCACTGAGTTTGTTGAAAGTGATCATATACCCAATCTGATTTTATCAGGAGGGCCTGGTGTAGGTAAGACTACAATTGCAAAAGCAATGCTAGATCAGATTGGTGCTACGTATATGATGATTAATGGTTCTGAGGAGTCAGGTATTGATGTACTTAGAACCAAAATTAAAAACTTTGCTTCTACTGTATCACTTGAAGGTGGCAGAAAGTATCTAATACTTGATGAGGCAGACTATCTAAATCCACAATCTACTCAACCAGCCTTACGGGGTTTCATGGAAGAGTTTCATAAAAACTGTGGATTTATTCTTACTTGTAATTACAAAAATCGTTTGATTGAACCACTACATTCTCGTTGTAGTGTAGTTGAATTTACTATTCCTAAATCTGAGAAACAGAATCTTGCTTCTGAGTTTATGAAGAGAGTTATAAGTATACTTGATACAGAAGATGTTAAGTATGATAATAGAGTTATTGCTGAGGTCATTAATACACACTTTCCAGACTGGCGTAGAACTCTAAATGAATTACAAAGGTATTCAGTATCAGGTACTATTGATGCTGGAATACTGGTAAATTTAAGTGATGTAAATATAAAACAACTTATGACTTGTATGAAAAATAAGGAGTTTACTAATGTTAGAAAATGGGTTGTCGATAATCTTGATAATGATTCTGTTCATTTGCTCAGGAGCGTTTATGATAATCTTTATGAGTATGTGGATGGTTCTACTATCCCTCATTGCGTTGTGGTCTTGGGTGAGTATCAGTACAAGTCAGCTTTTGTTGCAGATCAAGAAATAAATATTATGGCTTGTTTAACAGAAATTATGGGTAGGGCTAAGTTTAAATGACTGTTGAATTTATTTATTGGAAGTGGGATAACTTCTATGACAAAAAACAAATAAAAACTATACATGATTTAATACAAAAAAAATTTCATAGTAAAGAAGACCCAAAACTTGCCGCAGCTGCATATGAAGATGGTACTCCAAGAAAAGTGGTTGATACGCAAATAGTTGGTTATAGAGATATAGAATATGCTATAAGAGGTATTATTGATGTCGCATATACTTGTTGTTTAGAAAATTTTGGTTATGATGTAAAACCTCCAACTAACGATAATCTGTCCTATAATACATATACTGCTAAAAGTAAATCTAAATATGATTACCATACTGATGTAGCAAGAAATTCGTATCATGATTATAAACTAACACTATTAATTAATTTATCTCCTAGAGAATACGAAGGTGGAGATTTTTTTATATTTACTGATGGTGACGAATGTCAAGTTCCAGAACTTAAATCGCCAGGATCAGTAATAGCATTAACAGGTGGTATATATCATAAAGTCACACCAATTACAAAAGGTGTAAGAAGAACACTGACTCATTTTATGAAAGGGCCTGCTTGGAGATGATAGATATTTATGATGATGTTTTAGAAGAACATAATGCTATTTTAGTTGATGATATGGTACGGCAAATATCTTGGAAGTATGATTATCATTCTAACACAAGAAAATCAAATAAACATTGGCACGTTCTTTGTGGTAATAATGAAGAAGAATGTACAGAAGCTGGATATGATTGGGCTCTTGAAATATTCTCTACTATATTGAATAAATTTAAGTTCAAAGAAAAATACAATATAGAAGGTTTTAAAAGAATTTATTGCAATTCTCATACTCATGGTATTGAACCACATATCCATACAGATGATGGTGATTTTACCATGATTTATTATCCAAGACTTGATTGGGATATTGAGTGGGGTGGAGGAACAGCAGTATATAAAGAAACTGATAGCACCCCCAAAGACCCTAATTTTAAACCAAATTATCAGATTGATAAAAGCGTTAGTTATAAAGGTAATCGATTAATTATTTTTGATGCTTATCTTCCTCACCAAGCTTTACCAGTTTCAAGAGAGTGTTATGAATTAAGAACTTGTGTTGTTTTTAAATGTAATGTTTCTGGTGGAAGTCATGAACGATTAGATTTTTATAAAGATAATTTAACTAAAGGTAATTTCAAAGTACAGACGATTAATTAATGAGTAGAGATACAATTTATAAAAAGAAAATTGATTTTCTCAAAAGTATAGGTTCTGATAAGGTTAAACATTCTGGTGGAACCTTGTTAGAACATCTTATAGGTACTAGTGAGGAATTAAAGAAGTTAGGAGCTCCAGAATATTTACAAGATGCTGGTCTATTTCATTCAGTATATGGTACTGTATACTTTATGCCAGAAGGTGGTTTGGTAGATGATCGACAAGTTGTAAAAGATTTAATCGGTGAGGATGCAGAAGAAATAGCTTATTGGTTTTGTATCTTGGATTTACCTAGAATAGAACAAATTTTAAAGTTTAAGGGACAATTAAAAAAAGACTTGTTATCGTTAGATACTGCAAATCAAGAAGAACAATCTGCTAATAATATGATGACTTGGGAAGAAGCATATGACCTATGAATTAAAAGTTAAAAATGGAACGTATACAGCAGATAGTTGGATTATTTTATGGTGGGTGGTATTTCGCCATCGTCTATCGCACTTCTGTAAGGGTGAAGGGTTTGCTGATTAATGTATGAATTAAAAGACTATCTTAAAGCCATTAATCAAACTAAAGAATCTCTTATGGATGGTGAAGATGAGGAGTGGGAGAAGAAATATCCTCCATTTATCGTTAATAAGTGTGTTGCACCCTTTCCTGATACTATTCTATTAGTTAATGAAATAAACCAATTACCACACCTAGACAAGAAACTTCAGTTTGATTTTTTAATAAATAGTCTTAGACCAAGGAAAAGATATACTCCTTGGGTGAAGGCGATGAAAGTTGATAATTTAGAGTATGTTAAAGAGTATTATGGCTATAGTAATAGTAAAGCAAAATCCGCTCTTGAAATATTATCTGATGAACAAATTTCTGCCATAAAACAAAAATTAAATAAAGGTGGAAGACATAATGGAACAGATTAATTGGACACAAGATCAGATGCTAGAAGTTGGTTTGAAAGAACCAGATGATTTTTTAAAGGTACGTGAAACGCTATCACGTATTGGAGTTGCTTCGAGAAAAGAAAGAAAACTATATCAGAGTTGTCACATTCTCCATAAGCAAGGTAGATATTTTATTACACACTTCAAAGAGTTATTTGCTCTTGATGGGAAAGTTGTAAATTTATCTGAGAACGATATTGCTCGTAGAAATACAATCGCAAATCTTTTGAAAGATTGGGGTTTAGTAGATATTATAGGTAGTGCAGAACCAGTGGCTCCACTAAGTCAAATAAAAGTTTTATCATTTAAAGAGAAGAGTGAATGGGAACTAAGTACCAAATATAATATCGGTAAAAAGAAAGAAGTCTAATGGAGCAATTCAAGTCTTACATCACAGAGGCCAAAGAAGAACCTTATAAGTTATTGATTCTTTCTCATGATGATCCTTTAGACCCTAATGAAACAGCCCCAATGGTTCGTAATAAGGCAGAAAAACTGGGTATAGTAGTATATCTTGCTGAGTTTATGGGTGCTTATATGGAAGATACTGATGACGGTAAACTTTTTTATTCATATCCAGTAGATAAAAGTGGCCACGTTCAAATGCCTGATATGAAAAAAGATGATGTAAAGTATGATAAACCATTTAAGATAAATTCAAAAAATACTTTGATTATGGTAAGAGGATTAAATGCAAAAAATGGTTGTGCATCTTGGTGGACTATGGTTAAAATTTTAGAACACGATGGTTTTAAAGTTGTCAACTCTACAAAGTGTAATGAAATTTGTAATGACAAATGGTACAATCAAATAATATTTCAAAGAAATAATATTAAAACACCTAACACAGTTTTGATAAGACACGTAGAAGGTGCTATATTTGCAGCTAAAAAGTTAGGTAACAAGTATCCAATGATTTTAAAAACATCTATCGGTTCTCAGGGTGTTGGTGTTATGTGGGTAGAAAGTTCTAAAGCACTAGTAGGTATAGTTCAATTACTTTATCGTGAAGATGAATTTGTAGATATTATTTTACAAGAATATATTAAGACTGATTATGATGTAAGGGTTGTTGTAGTTGGTAATAAAATTTTAGGTGCCATGAAAAGACCTATAATTGATGGAGATTTCAGAAGTAATGTTTCTCAAGGTTCAGAACCAGAGGTGCATGAAATTACAGAGATGGAAGCAAAAGAATCATTAAGAGCTGCAAAGTCAGTTGATGGTGATATTGTTGGCGTAGATTTTATACCATCAAAAAATAGAGAAAAAGATTCACCTCTTTTCATAGAGGTCAATTCAACGCCTGGATTAATGGGAATTGAATCAACATTTTCAAAAGGTCAAATTGATTCTAAATTATACAAAAAAGCATTAAAAAAGGAAAGAGGTAAATTTAGTATTACCTCTGAAATATTAAGTTTGTATAAGGATCGTAGTTTATGGACAAAAAGTGGTAATCTTAGTGGTCGGCATGAAAATTTCAAACACAAGACTCTAGGAGAATTAGTAGGAACAATGGATACAGGAAATTCAGCAGTTAACTCTGTTATTCATGCAGATTCTTATGATATTAGTGGTAAAACTTTATCTCTTAATCTTAATGGTAAAACTCTAACTACAAGTTATTTGGGAGACTATGAAACTATTACAGGTGCTGGTAATGAACTAAGGCCTAAGATTAAACTTGATTTAGAATTTGGTGGGGTTTTATATAAAGATTTGCCTTTTACAGTAGATGATAGGTCGGGTAAATCTACACTTCTTATGAACATAGACTTTTTAATCAAAGCAAATCTAATAATAAATCCAGCAAAAAAATATATTTTTAATTAAAAAATCCATTGACAAATAGGTTAAAAGGTAATACTCTAAACTTATAAATACTCACATATACAAAAATGGAGTCAGCGATGAGTTTAATAGAATACGTAAGACAAGTCAGACCTATTCAAGAGTCTCATGTCAATCATCTAGATAAAGTTCAGAGTCTTTTAATTGAAGGAAAGATATTTGCTGATGATATTTTTAAAAGAGAAAACAAAGATAATTTCATAAAAAAAGCAATTGCTGGAGAATTATTAGACACTGATGGTAATAAAATTCCAAAGATTAATAAAGACTCAGATTTAATCACTCATCTAAAAGGTGCTACTGAAAGTAGTTCAGAAACCAATAAGCTAATTAAAACAGCATTTGGTAAAGCATTATCTGCACTAAGTATTGACAAACCATCAAATGGATTTGCTAAAGGTTCAGGCATTGACCCCAAAGGTGCTGATTGGGAAAATATAATCACAAAACAATTTAATACACTTATAGGACAACCAGACTTTGATAAAGACGCAAACAAAGCTGCAGAAAAATTTTCTGACTATGATGAGATAGGATTAACACTTGCAAAAAATATTAAAAGTAAAGTTGGAACCTCTCCCATAACTCAATTTGGTGGTGGTAAGTCTAGCTCAAATTTATCATCTTTTTGGACAACTTGGGGTGCTGGTGATGGAACTCCTAAAACAGATATGTATAACAAGGATTATAATATCTCTTTAAAAAAGAAGGGTGGTTCTCAACTTGCATCTGGTGCTAAAGGAGAAACGATTGCTACATTTTATGCAGCTTTAGAATATATGGGTACAGATCGTGATTCAAATCCTGAGATTGATAAAACTATGAAGGCAATTGAAGATAATTTTGCAAAATTAAGTACAAAATATACTAAGGGCCAGTTAGATAAGATATCAAAAGATAAAGATAAACAAAAAAATTTATCTCCAAAAGATAAAAAAGCACTTGGAGAATTTATAACCACTGAAAGTTTTCATAAAGAACTCAATAAAGAAATACAAGAAAATTTATCTTTTGAAAAGCAACCAGATTTTTTAAAGTGGTATACCTTTGAAGCAATGTCAGGTTATAAAAAATTCTCAATTGAAAAGGGAAAAGCAAGTGTTTGTTTAGAATTTGATGCTGATAAAGGGTCTGTATCAAAATTTATAGAAGTGACAAAAAAAGGAAAATCTTCTGGTCTTAAAGGAGCTCCCTCAGTATCTTCAGATGTTATTGGTATATCTAAAAAACTTAAAATATATTCTGCATGGAAGTCTGGTAAAGGAAATCCTTATTCAGCACTTAGGCTTGGTTTAACTAATGATTTTACAACTGTGGATACTACAGATACTTTAAGAGGAATTGTTCGTAATGAAGTTTTGAGTGATAATATTGCAAATGCTGTTTTGACAGAAGAAATTACACAATTAGATGAGTTTGCTATTATTGGGAGAACATTTGCAAAATTAAAAGATATGGGAAAGAAAGCAATTAATTGGATTAAAAATCTTATTAATAAAATTATGAAAAAGGTAAAACAAACTTTAGATAAAATTAGAAAGATGGGTGCAAAAATATTTGAAGCGTTGTTTGAGTTTTTAGGAATAGAATTGAAGAGTGTTAAAATATCTTTACCATCTGATATATCTGGTTTTGTATATGGGATGTCAGATTAATGAAAACATTCTCAGAGTTAACAGAAGACAAGGGAGGCAAGAACCTTCACCTAGAACATCTAGAAGATGAGATACTCAACTATGGTGTAGAAGGTGGTCGTGCTGCTCTTAACTTTCTACGGTCATTACGAGATATGTTGTCT